TTTATTATAAAGGTAAAGACAATGATCAGATCTTTACCAAAGTGGTTGCTGTTACCTGAGATAGTTTCAAACAACAAGCAAGAAATAATGTTTTCACATGGATCTCAGATAAAAGCAATACCTACTTCTGAAGATGCTGGTCGATCTGAAGCACTCTCCTTACTTATTGTCGACGAGGCTGCTTTTGTGAGAAATTTTGATACTATCTGGACCGGTATTTATCCAACTATTTCTACTGGTGGTAGAGTTATTATTTTGTCCACGCCAAACGGCGCCGGCGGACAATATTACAAGTTATATACACAGGCAGAAGCCGGCCTAAATGAGTTTAATGCAATTAAGCTGCCGTGGGATGTACATCCAGAAAGAGATCATGATTGGTTTGAGATGACAACATCAAATATGTCTAGGCGGCAGATTGCACAAGAATATCTTTGTGATTTCACAACTAGTGGTGATACATTCTTAGACAGCAATGTCATAGACTGGATGCGTCACAACGTCACCCAGCCTCTCGATAGAGCGGGTGAAGATAAAAATGTTTGGATATGGAAATATCCACTTACAGAGCATGATTATATTATGTCCGCTGACGTCGCTAGAGGTGACGCAAAAGATTACTCAACTTTTCACATAATAGATTGTAGTACGGGCGAAGTAGTCTGCGAGTATAAAGGAAAAATAAGACCTGACAATTTTGCAAATTTGCTTAATGAATTTGGCATGAAGTACAACAAAGCGATACTTTGTCCTGAGAACAACTCTTATGGTTACGCAACTATTCTTAAACTTATAGAATTAAGGTATCCTAGACTCTATTATAAAAAGAAAAAGAATGCCGCGTATATAGGAAATTATATACCGCCAACAACGCCAGATCAAGCGGGTTTCAATACGAACGGAAGGACTAGGGGCACAGTTTTAGCAAAATTAGAAGAAATGCTACGAAACAAACAATTAATATCTTACTCTTCTAGGTTTTATGAAGAGCTTAAGGTTTTCACTTGGCAAAGTGGAAAAGCACAAGCTAAGCGTGGTTTTAACGACGATCTAGTAATGAGCTTAGCCATTGGATCGTGGCTTTATGATGCTAGCTCAGACTATAGCAAAAACTCTAAAGATTTAAATAATGCTATGCTAGCCGGCATGTCTGTACAAATAAAAGAATATGATCAAACACCAGAAGCTGCTTTGAAAGACACACATTCAATACCTATATTTAGATCTACAGGAAGAGAAAATAACAACAAGATAGTTAAAACAGACCTAAATAAAGCTTTAAATCGCAGTAATATTCCTAAAGATATGTATTGGGTAATAAAATAAAAGAGAAGTATTATGGCTGATAATCCAAATTTGTTCCAGAGGCTGACCCGATTATTTAGGTCTGGCCCTGTTGTTAAAAGAAACGTCCTGAAAAGGCAAGACAGTAAAGTTTCTACTGCTTTTGAAACTTTTAGAAAGAATCAATCGCAAGTTTATTCGGCTGCAATGTCCGCTTACGGTACTTATGACCGAATGGCAAGGTATTCAGATTTTTCAGAGATGGAGTATACACCTGAGATTGCTAGTGCTCTTGACATATATGCGGAAGAATCTGTTGCTGCTGATGAAAATGGAAAAACTTTGCACATTTATTCTGAAAATTCTAAAATTAGAGAAATTCTTACAGAGTTGTTTTATGACACACTTAATGTAGAGTTTAATTTAACAGCATGGGTTAGAAATTTAGTCAAGTACGGTGACTTTTTTCTGTTTAACGACGTCCATCCAGACTATGGTGTCATCAACGCTTACCCACTTCCAATTTCTGAAATAGAAAGAGAAGAAGGGTTTGATGAAAAAGATCCAATGGCTGTAAGATTTCGATGGGTTACACAGGGTAATCAAGTCTTAGAAAACTGGCAGATTTCCCATATGAGGCTTTTAGGTAATGATGCATTTTTACCGTACGGATCTTCGGTTCTAGAACCTGCTAGAAGAATTTGGCGACAGCTAATTCTCTTAGAAGACGCAATGCTTGTATATAGAATCGTCAGAGCTCCCGAAAGAAGAGTTTTTAAAATAGACGTTGGTAACGTACCGCCTGAAGAGATATCAAACTATATGGAACAGGCTCAGTCCAGTTTAAAACGTGCTTCTGTAGTAGATAAAAGCACGGGTAAGGTAGATTTACGTTATAATCCCTTATCGGTTGATGAAGACTATTTTATACCTGTGAGGGGTGCTGATTCTGGTACTTCGATCGATACCTTAGGCGGTGGTACAATGGCCGGAGAAACAAATGACGTAGAATATATTCAGAAAAAGCTTTTCTCTGCACTCAAGATACCAAAAGCATATTTAGGATATGATGAGGGTCTAGGCGCAAAAGCTACGTTGTCTCAGGAAGATATAAGATTTAGTAGAACAATCGCAAGAATCCAAAGAACTGTCTTGAGCGAATTAAATAAGATAGCGATCGTCCATCTTTACTGTCAAGGTTTTACAGATGAAGACCTACTTGATTTCTCACTCAAGCTTTCTAACCCTTCAACAATTGCACAGCAACAAAAATTAGAGCTTTTTAGGACAAGATTTGAAGTTGCAACAAGCGCGCTAGGTACGCCCGGGCTGGTTGATAGAAACTGGGTTCAAAAAAACATTATGAGGCTTTCCGACGAAGAAATCAAAGCAGTAAGAAAAGGTCTTGTAAAAGATAAAATTAACGATTTGGAAATAGAGTCGACACAGGTCACTTCAGCAGAAGGTCCTGAGGTTTCTATGGGTGGACCTCCATCTCCGCCTCCGCTTCCCGGGATTGACTTGGCATTAGGTGCACCTCCAAGTGATGAAACCCCTGGGCTTAGTGAGTTGTCAATTACAGATGAGGACGCTCCAATACGGGCACTAGGTGCAATTACGAATTACGACAAATTCTTAAACGAAGAAGAAGAAAAAGACAAAGAATCTAAAGAAGATGACGAACTAACAGAGTTTGAGCAATTTCAAAAGGACTACAGGAAGGACTATTTTAAAAAAAGGTCTAAGGCCAAACATGCAAACAAAACTGGATTAGACAATATGTCAAGCACCTATCAGCGCCTTCGGTCACAAAACGAACCTACGGGAATGAAAAGAAACGCGATGGATCTTAAGCAAAGTATTAAAGGTGTATTACAAGAAGAAGAATTCGATCTTAGTGAATATTTAGATACACAAGTAACACAAAATGCAAAGCTTACAAATAGAATTAAATCAACTTTACAAAGATTTGATATAGAATACGGAAAACCAGCGCACAAAGGAATCATAATATCTGAGAATAATTCATCAGATGAAGAGGAATAAAAATGGCAAAACATAACAAAAAAAGAAATATTGGAATAGTGTACGAACTTTTACTTAGGCACATTTCGAACAGCTTAATTGAGAATAATATTTCAGAAGTAAAAACCGCAACCAAGATAATCGAAAAACATTTTAACAAAAACACAGAATTGTTTAAAGAATTTAGGTTGGTCAACGCTTTGATAAATAGTGATGTTAAAAATACAGAAGTCGCTGCAGCAATTATGACGGAAGCCAAAGAAGCTGCCAGAAGAACGGATAAAAATGCGATTGAGAAAGAAAAGTCTTCGCTTATAAGGGACATTAACTACAAAATTAAAGACAAGAATTTTTATTACAGAAACGTTCCTAACTATGTAGACTATGCTAACGTTCAAAATCTTGTCAATGAATGGCGAAAGAAAGATCGATCAGACTTAAAAAAATTAGTTGAATTAGAATCAAAAGCAATCAATATTTTGCTCAGCGAAAAAAATCAAATACAAAAAGACGCTTTTTCAGAAAAGAAAAGCTTAGATGCGAAACAGTCTGATAGGTTAGTAATTAAACTAATGACTGAAAAAATTAATGCAAAATATACCAGCATGTCGCCAGATCAAAAAGAAATCATTAAAAATTATGCATTATATAACAATACAGAAAACACAAACAAACTTGTTTCTTTTTTGAAAGAACAAAAGCAAAGGTGTTTAGATAAAGTTACAGATTTTGAGAAAACTAATGACAATCAATTTATTCATCGTAAAATAAGTGCTGTTAAAGAAAAAATTACCCAGTTAAATGAGCATGATGTTACTGACAAATCGATTGTAAAGTTTATGACATTATCAGATTTAGTTCTAGAATTAGAAGGGGAGTAAATATGTCTGCAGAATTAAAATTACTTACAGAGTGGTGTCCAATCAGTATTACAAAGGAAATGCTAAAAGAATCACGTGAAAAGCATGGTGGTAGAATTATGCTTAGCGGTGTAATTCAAAGAGCAAACACACTTAATCAGAATGGTAGAGTTTATCCCCACTCAATCCTGCAAAGAGAAATCATGAATTATCAAAAATTAATTCAAGAAAACAGAGCTATGGGAGAGTGTGATCATCCTGATTCATCTGTTGTAGAACTTAAAAATGTTTCCCATGTTGTAAGAGAAGCACGCATGGAAGGCGACAATGTTTACGGTACGATTGAAATATTAAACACACCTAGCGGAAAAATTATACAATCTTTAATTGAAAGTGGTGTTACTCTAGGAATAAGTTCTAGAGGCGTTGGATCAACACAGCGAAGCGGTGACACACAAGTAGTCCAGGAAGATTTTCAGCTAATTTGTTTTGACATGGTATCTGAACCTTCGACTCCTGGAGCATTTATGCTAAAAGAAGGTAAGAACGTAAGCAAGAAAGAGTTAAATAAGTTTTTTAACAAGACTGACAGAGTTGATAGAATATTTAACGAAATATTATCTTGGGAGAAATAATGAAAAACCCTAAGCTTACAAAGAACATGTTAAAAAGCATTGTTAAAGAATGTTTAATCGAGGTATTAGCTGAAGGCCTAATTGCGCCAGCTGCTTCTTCTAAGTCTTCAGAAAATAAGTCGAAAACATTAAAAGAAAGTATGCTTAATTTTGCAAATCAAAGTTCAAAATTGAAAAATAATAAAAAAAGAGAAAGCCATTTAGACTCAATATCCTATGGTCAAAGAAATAAAAGCACTGCAAAGTCTAGACAGCTTGACGAATTAGCTAATAATGTTACAGACGACCCAGTTTTAACAGAAATGCTAGCAGATACAGCACACACTACACTACAAGAACAAATTGCAGCAGAAAGCAACAAGCAGTTTGTATCTTCTGCAGCCGGGGACGATGCTCAAAAAATCGTTAATAAAAGCTTACCAGAAGATCTTTTCGGCGAAGAAGCTTCTGGAAAATGGGCACAATTAGCTTTTGGTGGATAAATTCTCGAGATCGACGATAATTAATGATGAGCTTAACTTCTATTTATCTGGAGATGATCGATCATGAAAAGAATTAAAAAATTAACGCCGGCAACACTTAAAAGAATTATTGCTGAAGAAAAATGTAAAATTATTTCTGAGCAAAAATTAGCACAAAAATCAAAAAAGCTTAGTGAGACAAAAAAAGTCCAAACTTATCTCAAGCTATTAAAATTACTTAAAGAGTCCAATCAAAAAAGATCTAAAGATTTTAAAAAAGTTGACAAGCTTAGATCTGCAATCAAAAGAAAACTTTTAAAGGAGTTATAATATGCCTGAGCAAAAACAAACTATCGTTCAACCACCCCCACCGCCTAACAAAGCTAAAGGTGCTAGAAAACAATCTAATTTACAGTCAATGTTTCCTAGTTCACCGATATATTTAGGCAATATGACTGACGAAGAAAGAAAAAAGAGCTACCAGGGTTTGTCATTAGACGGTAATGTAAATGACGCATCAGATTCGGCAGGTATATCCGTTCCAGGCGGACCCGGGCACGGAGTCAACTCTCACGACAGAGATTATAGTGATGCTCCAGACTTAAGTCAGGTCGAAACCGGTGGCGGTGGATTACCTGCTTCACCATATATGCCGAACCTTACTTCACCCGGTCCAGGTTCTGTAAATGCTGCCGACCAACCTGAGTTCAATGGTGAATTACCTAATCCTGAAAATAGATCTAGCTTTGGTACAGGATTAGGGGGTTTAGTTTCACCCTCAGAGACAGCAAAGAGTGTTTCAGAACAATCAACGCTCGAAGCGTATATCAGTGGTAAGTCATATCTTGGTTCTGACGGTCAAGTTTAATGGGAACAAGGTCTTACGCGCATTCTGACAATCTGGGGACTATTGGTTCACTACAGCCAACAGTTTCGCGCCGCGGCGTAGAAAGACCGGTTTATCAATACAAAAACACACCAGACGAAGTTGATATATACGTTGACAGTTTAATTGACGACGAAGACGAATTTGCTGATATTGGTGATGACTTACATAACAAGATAGGCTCAAACTATTTAGGTGGTACAGATTCTTATGATCCTCGTGGTTCTAAGACATACTATGGCGGTATGTACGAGTTTGCCGGATATCACCGCAACACAGCTAGAAAGGGTATTTCTCCTTTCAAGCAACCTAGACATTCTGGCGGCCCGATTGGTACTGGAGGCTCTAGTCAAGCCTTTAGAACAACAGGTAACTTTAAAAGAACAGGTACACAATACGGATCATCTAGGGCTCATAAAATTTTAACAGATATTGAAGATGAAAACATCTGGGATATCTGTAAATTACCCGATCCAATGGAGCGCGCTTTTTTAAGGCATAATAACCGCGTGAAAAAAGTTTTAAACATCATTAAAGAATATATACTTAATGAGATAAATTGATTGTAGAGTGATAATTAATACAGAACAGTTCGTAGAGGATGAATATGTCAAGCAAATTATTTGAAGAGGCATTAGCAGACGCTAAGAAACTCAAGGAAGTCGCAGAAGAAAACGCGAAGAAAGCAATTTTAGAAGCTGTCACTCCTAGAATTAGAGATTTTATAGAAGATCAGTTATTAGAAGAGTTCGATGCAGAAAATGAAGCAGATGAAAAAGAAGAATCAGATGTAGAAGAGGCTGACGAAGTTGTACTTGATGAGTCTGCAATAACTTCTTTGATAAGCATGCTAGGCGGAGACGATATTATTAGCTCCTTAAGTGAAAGCAAAGACGTGCTAGACGCATCAATAAGCGATGTCGTCAGTAACATGTCAGACAAAGAAAGAAAAAAATTGTTTAATTTAGCAAATAAAATTAATGAAAGTGCTGAAAGTTTGAGCGCTAAGAACATAAGTAATAATACAATTCAGGAGAACAAAACAATGAATAAAGAAAAGTTCTATGAGATCGATCTTCAAGCACTTCGTGAATCGATCGAAGAAGAAATGGAAGAAATGATGTACGAAGAAGAAGACTCTTCTGAAGGCTACGGCATGTACGAAGACGACGACAAAGAAGTTGAAGAAATGATGTACGAAGAAGATGATGTTGAAGAAGATGCTGAGATGGAAGAAATGTTAGCAGAAATCAAACTACTTCTTGATCTTGGCGACGACGTCGAGGAAGATCAAATCCCAGAAGAACTTCGTGGTATGATCATGGACGATGAAGAGGATTCTGAAGAACCCATGGAAATGGAAGACGAAGAACCTTTAGAAGAGCCTGCTGAGGCTGAAGGTGAAGAGGATTCTGAAGTACTTCCTGATATGGAAGCTTTAAATGAAGTTTTTGAGGTCGACCCAAGAATGCTCAAGCAAGAATTGCAGCGTGTTAAGCGCCAACTTCGCGAAGGAAGCATGGATCATCACTTCGGTGGTAAGGGAACTTCAAAAGCAGGCGTTAAAAACGCGTTTGGTGGATCAGGAAAAGCCAAAGCCGGCGTCAAAGGCGCTTTTGGTGGCGGATCTGAAGGACAGGATCCGTTTACAAACCCACCCCAAATAAACAAATTAAACGAAGCAATTCGTGATCTGAGACGCAAAAATCGATCTCAGCAAGAGAAACTGACCAAATACAGAAGTGCTGTTGTAACTCTTCGTGAACAGTTGGAAGATCTCAATTTATTTAATGCTAAGTTACTTTATGTAAACAAGCTTCTTCAGAATAATAGCTTGACTGAATCTCAAAAGAAATCTGTTATTAAAGCTTTAGATGAAGCCAAGAGCCTAGATGAAACTAAGTCATTATATAAATCGTTAACGGAAACTCTCGCATCTAAAAAGACTTTAAGCGAGTCTAAAAGATACGGAAGTTCTTCAAAAACTACCAAGCGAGCTGGAAGCATGTTAAGTGAATCAGCTGGTGAGGTATCAAGATGGCAAAGACTTGCCGGATTGAAATAATCTTTTAAAACAATCACAAGACAATTTTTATACAACAGGAGAAAACATGTCTAAAAACTTTACATTGGGACAGTTGACTGAAGGGATCCGCGACAGAAACGTGGGTCAGGACGGTAGTCGTCTCATTAACAAGTGGACTCGTACTGGTCTCTTAAGAGGTCTTAACGAGCACAAGCGTGAAAACATGGCTCGCTTGCTTGAAAACCAAGCAGCACAAGTTCTTCGCGAAGCAAATACTTTGGGCGGTTCAAATCAAAACGTTCAAGGTTTCACTAACATCGCATTTCCAATCGTTCGTCGTGTATTCGGTGGATTGGTCGCTAACGAGTTAGTTTCTATTCAACCTATGAGCCTTCCAAGTGGACTTCTTTTCTACTTAGATTACTCTTATGGATCTGACGTTGGTGGCGATACTCCAGCTGCAGGTGGACCTTCAACCGCCGGCGCGACTTATTCTACTGGTGACTCACTATACGGCGCGCCTAGTGGACGAGATGTTCGAACCGGTGCTGATGCTGTCGGTGGGCAGTACGATTTAATCGGTACTTCTTACTCTCTCAAGCACGCTAGAGATGTCAAGATCACTGGTACACAACAGTTCAATGGTGCTTTTGGTACTACAGATTCGCAAGTCTCTTCACTTGGATCTAACATTGGAACTAGCGGGGCTGATGCCAAAGCAATTCAGTTTGATCCTCAGCTTCTAAATAGAATTGATAACGGTGACAATGAGTATCAAATTCTTGTTATTTCAGCATCTCTTTTAACTGATGGGACAAACTTTGTTGATCCTACTCAGATTAAGTCTGTAGGTCTGTACTCTGCAACTTCAACCACTTTATCTGCAGCACAAAACATTGGATCAGCTGTCCAACCTGGTACTTTAAAGAACGTTCGTCGTATGAACCAATTGGGACGTATGTCCGGACTCTTTACTGATGGTAACTTTTCATTCACACCAGATCCGACAATTTCACCTTCTGAAGATAACGCTGGATTATTAACAGTGCTTCAGTTAGCTGATGGTGCTTCTTTGGGAAGTCAGCTTACTCAAATTACTAACTTAACTGCTTCTTTTGTAATCGGTGATACACTTTCTGTCACAAGTACCGGCGAAGGTGCTGGCCAAGCTCTGACTATTCCTAGTTTTGAGTCTGACTTAGACGTCACCCCAGAACCTGCAATTCCAGAAATTGACATCAAGATCGAGTCTATCGCGGTAACAGCTCAAACGCGTAAGTTAAGAGCTCGTTGGTCACCAGAACTCGCACAAGATCTTAATGCTTATCACTCATTAGATGCTGAGGTTGAATTGACCCAGATTCTTTCTGAGCAGATTGCATTGGAAATCGATCGTGAGATTCTTAACGACCTTCTTGTTGAAGCTCAAGGCGCTAACTTCTTCTGGTCACGTGCACCTGGTAAATTTGTTAATAAGCGCACTGGAGTAGCTCAAAACTTAGCTTCTACTCTTGCAACCGGACCTCAGTTCACTGGAACCGTTCGCGAGTGGTACGAGACTCTTGTTGAGACTATTATTGATGTTGCTAATGAGATTCACAGAAAGACCCTTCGTGGTTCAGCTAACTTCATCGTGGTATCACCTGAAGTTGCTACAATCTTCGAAGCTTCTGTACTCTATAAGCCAAGCATCAAGATTGACGGACAGGGACAAGTTGCAGCTCCTTTCTCGTTGGGTGCTGAAGCTATTGGATCGCTTTCTAACAGATTCACTGTTTACAAAGATCCTTACTTCCCACGCAACAAGATCCTTGTTGGATACAAAGGTGGTTCTTACTTAGAGTCTGGATACGTCTATGCTCCTTACGTACCACTGATTGTTACTCCTACAATCTTCGCTCCAGAAGACTTCACACCACGTAAGGGCGTAATGACCCGTTACGGTAAGAAAATGGTTCGTGCAGACTTCTACGGAACAGTTACTTGCTTGGATATGGATGTAATCTAATCCAACACCTTCGGGTGAGTTAATCAAAGGGCGCTCCTTGTGAGCGCCTTTTTTGTTTTTATATGTACATTTTTTCTTTTCTGTTTATAATATATTGAACACTAATTGGGAGAAAATATGCCTAGAAAAAAGAAACAAGAAATTGTAGAAGAAGCGCCTGTTGCAGAGGACCTGCAAGAAGAACAAATTATTATGCATCAACATCCTCCAGACATATCACCTGCAGCTTTAAGACTGCAACTATTAGGCTTGTCAAAAGATATCTTAGAGCATCAATCCCACCTGTCTTGGGAAACAAATACTAAATTTATTGATGTTTCTATTGAAAATATTATCGATGGCGCTCGCGAACTTTTGGAATTTGTTTATGAAGATTACGATAAAGTAGAGTAAAAAATATTTAAATTAACTTTTAGAGGTCGCGTCAGCGGCCTTTTTTGTTTTCTTGATAAACGTGGTTGAGGCAAATATATATTAAAGTAGAATAAAATCTAAAGAGGTGATTTTAATGCTTTTAACACGTAAAAAGCTACGATTACTATTGTATGAAATGCTCTTGCTTGAAAGACTGTCGAAGCAAGAGTTGATAGGTAAAATTAGATACTTAGACGCCTACAGTAAGTACCTAGATAAGCTTAATGCAAAATATTATGATGCACTAGATAGATTAATATCTGAATATGATGCAGGAGGTAATACCGATGTTGCTCACGGCGCCATTATTTTTATGTTATCTATGCATCAAAAATATGCTTCCACTAATGTTCTTCCCAATGAACACAAAGATTATAATCAAATGAACTTGGAAAATCTAAAAGGGGCAATAGAGGGAATTGGTGCACAATACACTGACGGTGCTTTATACGGTGAACTTGTTGAATTGGATAAAAAACAATCTGAGCTAAAAGTGAAAGATGACGAAGAAGAAGAACCAGCTGACGAAACAAACACTTCTAATACAAATATTAATCGCGAGGTTCGGCCCGGGCTATTTCTTCTTGGTGTAGTGGACGGATGGCAGATACATAAGCCTACAACAGTTGCTGGATCACAAGCTTTTGGTGTGCAATCGTGGTGTACAGTTTATAGTGATGCCTTTGTTACTTATAAGAATTCTGGTATAACTCTGTACTATCTGTGTAAAGACGGCAAAGATTACGACGAAAGCGGGTATGGTTTTGACTACCAAAGCAAACCTTATGACTATGTCTGTATTGGTTTTGAAGAGGATGATCTTGCAATACCTAGTGATGACTATTCAACTAGTGTTTGGGGCAATCAAGAAGGTGTTACCTATGACAAACTTAATAAAATTATGGGATCGTCTTCATCAGACAAGATTATAGATTTAATTACTAAACACTTCCGTACATCAGCTTCACTAACATCAGGAAAAGGCTCAAAAGATTTTCTAAAAAGAAAACTTGCTAAAGCAGCCGCGACGATACCTCGCGCGCTAAAGTCGATCGCCAGAAATAAAGGCCCAGATGATACATTTATTTTAATTAAGGAATGCCTCGATCACCCTAAACTAAACGATGTGACTTTAGAATATATTTTTAAAAAGTATTATTTAAAAATCGATTCAAAAATGCGCAAAACTGAAGCGTATACATCAGGTGTCTACAAGACTAACATGTTAAAGTCTTTCTTAGGTGTGCACACTATTATCCCAGAAGGGATTAGAAGCATTCTAGCTTCAGAAGTTTTAGAAAAAATTGATTCACTTGTAAAATATTTAGGTGGATACGGTGCTAAAAGTTTTTTAACAAACGCCGGGCTGTGGGCAAAAGAGCTAAGCCCAGAATTCTATGAAAAGCTTTTTAACATGCTAAGAGTGGAAAAAATTCAGACATTTGACAGACCTGAAGAACCGCTGACCTCTACAGAAGAATATCTTTTTGATATATTTGAAAAAATATTCAGCCATAGAAATCATGCGCTGCCCGGGCCGATGAAGACTTTAGAAGAAATGTACCACTTAGGCAAATTTGATGAAGTTGTACATGTTTACATTAATAACTCTGTTCAATCTTCTAGAAAAAATCCTAATTACGTACCCACATATGACACAAGATACGGCAGATTTGCGACAATGTTAGATGAGATGTTAAACTCACCTTACACTTCATCAGCATTTAAGGGTGAGGTGCTTGACCAAAAAATCGAGTATGCACTTAAAGCGCCGCTAGACGAATTAGAGTGGTCAGGTAACCCATATAAAGCAGCTGCTGATGTTGAAAATCATAATTCAAAGGAGTTGGCTGAATTAAGTCAAGCAGCTTTAAGGCTAAACAAACTATTCGACAAGGGCAGCGTGCAAGGTACTTACATGAGTAGAGAAATACTACGTAAGGTTATGAAAACAGAAGAAGACACACCAATTAAACAAAGACTGTCCAATCTTTTTAAAGAGTATGTCGATACTCATAATAGAGTTTTAAAACTTGCTGACGATGCTGCTGTTCAGATTCCTGTAAAGTCAGAAATATATCGCGTCTTTGCAGAAACAGCTAGTTTTTTCCCTGCAGAAGAGATGCGTAGCTTGCTTCAGGGCCTGGGAGGTATTACTCATGAAAACGATTACTATTTTATTCACACCTTAATAGACAATACAAGAGAAAAAAGACATTCAGTAGATCACAAAGTAGAAATCTACGACATGACACAGGAAATGCTAAATAAGCACACATTGGCCGGCCAAGACGAAAGTGATAAGAAAAATCTAAAGTTAAGATTATCTAGGTTAGCTTATGGTGGGTATAACGGCGGGGCAGGACAAGGCTCAGGCAATAATGCTGAATTATGTTACCAGCTTTTGAAGAGTCAACCAGAAATATTTTTTACTTGTATGGAATATCACTATAGATATGCTGACGCCTACGATTCAGCGTATTTCCCTGCAGAGTGGCACAAAATACTCAATGCTCTAGTCGAGAATAAAAAAATAACATATCAGCAAGCGCTCAAAGACGTCCAGTACATTAATGAAAAGTTTTACGAAAGAGCAGTCAAATTTACTGACCCAGACAACAAGTACAGACTCAAATCTTTCGAAGACGGAGTACTTAGCGCTAATCGCATTGTCGATAGATCAGAAGAAATTGATGTTGACGAGGATTAAATCTAGAGATCTTTTTTAACTTTCGT